TTACGGGATATGTGTATGATTCCACCCGAAAGCGTAACAGCCTGACTCGAAAGGTTGTTCGTCCCACCACAGACAATCCGAGTGGGGTGGATTTCTCCTACGCCGAGGTTCCGTACAACATTGATTTCGGTCTGTACATCTACACCCGAAACATGGAAGACGGGCTGCGGATAATCGAACAGATCATTCCGTATTTCTCTCCCGAGTTCCTTGTCAGCATCAACTTTGACGACATAAACCGAAGCGTGGATGTTCCTATTTTCTTGAACTCGGTTTCATCTGAAGAAGACTACGAAGGCGACTTCACCACAAGGCGATCCATTATCTTCACCCTGAACTTCACGATGAAGACCTATCTGTTTGGGGCAAAGAAGAACTACAAAGAGATTCGGTATGTGCAGGCAGGGCTGTGGAATGGCGATGTGTTTGACGGCGACTTTGTTGGTGGCATCACCTATCTACCAGGCAACACAACAGACACGCCCAACTACGCTAATGTGAATGTGGGCATTTCTGGACCAAGCGGAGCGAGTTCTAACGCCAACATCTACTCGCCGTATGCGAGAATATATCAGAATGATCCTGATGCGGGAGGCAGCACATACGCGGATGCAATGACATCTCCTGTGGCAGGACTGACGGTTGATTGGAATATTTGAGGAGTAGACCATGAGTGGATTTGACAATATTGAAAAGGCTCTCGGAGCAGAGCCAGCAAAACCGTTGACTGGTGAAGGCATTCCGAAGAATGCCATCGTGGTAAGCGTAGAGCCTGTTCCGCTCACGGACGAGCGACTTGAAAAAGACCTGAAGACCGACTACGAGGTTGTTCGTGACAACCTGAAAGAACTCGTAGACATGGGCAAGAATGCCCTTGATGGTGTCATTCAGGTGGCACAGGAGGGCGATCAGCCCCGTGCATATGAAGTAGTGGCTCAACTCATCAAGACGCTTGCGGAAACGAACCGCGAACTCATGGATCTCCACAATCGCGTGAAGACCATTCGCAAGATTGATCAGAGTGTCACGAACAACAACACAACAACGAATCAGTCCATCTATGTGGGTTCCACAAAAGAACTACAGGACATCATCAACTCTGCCCGTTCTTCTACGAAGGCGTTTGACAATCGCCCCGATGTTCGTGATGTGATCCAAGGTGACAAGAACAATGAGTAAGAAAAGCACCAAGTACCTTGGTAACTCCAATCTCAAGGCGGCAGGTGTAAATGTAAACTTCTCTCCCGAGCAGATTGAAGAATACATCAAGTGCGCCCAAGATCCGCTGTACTTCATCAAGAACTATGTGAAGATCGTGTCCCTTGACAAGGGCTTGGTGCCGTTTGAGCCGTATGACTATCAGGAGAACATGATCCGCACCATTCACGAAAACCGCTTCGTGATCGGCAAACTGCCCCGTCAGACAGGTAAATCCACCACGATCATCGCGTATCTGCTCCACTATGTTCTGTTCAATCAGAGCATGAGCGTTGCGATTCTTGCAAACAAACTGAACACAGCCCGCGAACTGCTTGGGCGATTGCAGTTGGCATACGAGTATCTGCCCATGTGGTTGCAGCAGGGGGTGGTGGAGTGGAACAAGGGTTCCATCGTGTTGGAGAACGGCTCCAAGATTCTTGCATCCGCCACATCATCGTCTGCGGTGCGTGGCGGATCGTTCAACTACATCTTCCTTGACGAGTTTGCGTATGTGCCGCAGAATGTTGCGGAAGAGTTCTTCTCGTCCGTGTATCCCACGATCACCAGCGGTCAAAGCACGAAGGTCACGATCATTTCAACGCCGAAGGGCTTGAATATGTTCTACCGCTTCTGGGTGAACGCAAACAAGAAGCCAGGTGAAGAGGGCAAGAACGAGTATGTGCCGATGGAGGTGCATTGGAGCGATGTGCCTGGTCGTGACGATGCGTGGAAAAAGCAGACCATTGCGAACACCAGCGAAGAGCAGTTCCGCACGGAGTTTGAATGTGTTCACGGTGATTCTTTGGTCACAGTCAGAGACAAATACAGTCAGGAAGTATTTCACCTAAAGATATCTGATTTGTTTGAGTGGATGTGATGATTGGGTGTGAGTTTTTAGGATTATACATAATTGTATGAAAGATGCTAAATGCACAAACCCCGTGTATCTGTATGTCTTACTACAGGACGAAGTGGTGAAGTATGTTGGTCTTACCAAAAACCCACAGTCAAGAAAACAGAATCACAAAAACAAAAAGCCAAGACATGACTTTTTGATACTTCAAATGTTTTCGGATGTAACAGAAGCAACGGATGAAGAACAGAGGCTTATACGGGAATACGCTACATTAGAAAACGGTTGGAATAGAACTACTGGTGGAGAGTACGAGGCTAATTCTGGATACGGTAGAAAGGGAATAGGGGGAGTTCCAAAAGGAACTGTTCCTTGGAATAAAGGGATGACTGACTGTTTTGACAAGAGTTTGGTGGAAAGGTTCAAGCGAGACAGAAAAGGAGTAGTTTTTAGTTCCAAACTATCTCCGACCAAAGTGGAAGAAATACGCTGCCGTTTTGAACAACACGAACCCATACAAGGTGTTGGAATGATTTCTAAAAATGGAAAGCCGTTTACACAAGAGAGAATGTTTTCCAAAAAGTATCACGAAGAGTATGGGATAACAGAAGCGAATCTATACAAAATAGTCAGGGGAAAATCATGGGACATGAAGTGCATAAAACGAATACACGGTACGAAATCCTGACTCCTGATGGATGGTTGCCCTTTGCTGGCATACAGAAAGTCGTAAAAGATCACTGCGTGGAGGTGATTGCAGACAATTGTAAACTTTTTGCTTCGGAAAAACACAGAGTCATGGACTCTTCTGGAGAATGGATTGCTTGCGGACACCTGAAGATTGGAGACTCCATAAAGACTGCTAAAGGTGAGCAGATTATTCGTGACCTGATCACAGTACGGTCTACGCAAGTGCTGTATGATTGTTTGGAAATACCAAACAGATCGTATTTTACTAATGATGTGGTTTCTCATAATTGCGAGTTCCTTGGCTCCATGCACACCCTTGTGCATCCCGAAAAACTCAAGTGCATGGTGTACCGCACTCCCGAGTATTGGAACGGTGAGGGGCTGCGGGTGTATCAGAAGCCAGTCCCCGATCACAAATACATCACTATCGTGGACACGGCGCGAGGGCAGGGACTAGACTATCACGCCTATTCCGTGATTGATGTGTCTGCGATGCCGTATCGGGTTGTGGCAACATTCCGCAACAACGAAATGCCGCCCATGTTGTATCCCAATGCCATCTATCCCATCCTGCGGCAGTACAACAATGCTTACTGTCTGGTGGAGGTGAACGACATCGGCGGTCAGGTGGCAGACATCCTGCACGATGAACTGGAATACGACAATGTGATCTATGTGTCCATGCAGGGGCGCAAGGGACAGGTGGTGAACGGCGGATTCGGCAGCAAGGGATCGTCCATGAAGGGCGTGAAGACCTCCACTGCTGTGAAGCGCATCGGCTGCTCTATTTTGAAAAATCTGATTGAAGACACCAAACTCATCGTGGAGGACTTCAACACGGTGGACGAGTTCTGCTCGTTTGTGGCAAAGGGAGACTCGTTTGAGGCAGAGGACAATCACCACGATGACCTTGTGATGACTTTGGTTCTGTTCGGATGGCTTACCACACAGGCATATTTCAAACAGATCACGGGTAGCGACATCCGCAAAGACCTGTACGAGGATCAAATGAAGATATTGGAAGAGGAGATGACACCCTTCGGATTCGTGGATGACGGCAGTCCAAGCAACACATTCACGGACGGCAGCGGCACCGCTTGGCGGCTAGGAGGAGGCGAAAACCTAGATATGGGGTGGAATTTCTGACCCACTTCGTGAACCCTTCAAAATAATACATACAAGCAGAAGCGCAGTCATGCAGAATTGACTTCTTCACGAAGGAGAACTACAAATGGCATTTAGAGTAAGCCCTGGCGTTAGCATCAAAGAGGTTGACCTGACCACAATCGTTCCCGCTGTTGCCACCACGCCTGGTGGGTTTGCGGGTTATTTCCATTGGGGTCCAGTGGACGAGATCGTTACGGTCACCCAAGAAACCGAACTTGCAAATATTTTCGGTAAGCCACAGAACGACAACTATGTGGACTTCTTTACTCCCGCAAACTTCCTGTCCTACGGAAACAACTGCCAAGTTGTGCGTGTGGTCGGTTCTGCGGCAAAGAACTCCCATGTCACGAAGAGCGGAACCACGGGAACAGGGATTGCAACCCTCCTTATCACGAACGAAACCAACTTTGGAGCCAGTGCGGGTCTTACTAGTTCAACGCCAGCGACTAGCGGTGCAGTTCTGTTTGCCTCCAAGTATCCTGGTGCGCTTGGAAACTCCCTGAAGGTTGTAATCACTAGCGGAACAGGTACCACAGGCGGAACCCTCGCGGCTGCGGCTTCACTTGGAGCGACTGCCATTCGCATCACCAAGTCTGCTGGAAAGACTGCTTCGTTTAGCGTTGGTGACGAAATCACATTCTTTGACGGCACTAGCGTTACGGTCAGTGGTGTGGTGGGTCGTACTCCTTCAAGCGGAGATGTTTTCGGTGTCAGCGGTTCTGCTACTGGAATCACTCTGACACTTTCAGCGATGCTGACAAAGGATCAGGCTAGCGGAATGACATTCACGCACAAGAGCGTGTACGCCAAGTATGTGGGATCAAACTCCTACACCACTCCATATGCGGCTGATGTGGGTGGAAGCGGAGATCAGATCAATGTGCTTGTGTTCGACAAAGACGGCACATGGACTGGTACTGCAAACACTCTGCTTGAGAAGTTCGAAGGACTGTCTCGCGCCACCGATGCTCGTAAGTTTGACGGCAGCAGCAACTACTATCGTACCGTGGTCAACGATCAGTCTGCGTACATTTGGGCATTGCAGCAAGATGTTCAGGCTAACACAGCCTTCACTGCTACAAAGACCGACTGGACAAAGATTGGCGGTGCGTTGGCACTTGAGACATTCGTTGCTGACGATGTGAATGTTCTTGGGTTGACTGGAGCGGCTTCTGCTACTCCAACCGATTCCGAGCGTTGGGCGGGTGGATGGAGCAAGTTCGTAGACGCTGATGCGGTCGATGTGTCTCTGCTTCCAACAGGAAACGCCAGTGCTGTTCTGAATAGTCTGGTTGTGCAGAATGTCTGCGAGAAGCGTTTGGACTGCATGGCGTTTGTTTCGCCAGCACAGACCGATGTAGAGAACAAGTTGCCGTATGAAGCCTTGAACTCAATCAAGACTTTCCGCGACAGCACTTTCAACATCAACTCGTCCTACGCAGTGATTGACAGCGGTTGGAAGTATCAACTCGACACCTACAACAACATTGTCCGTCTTGTTCCGCTAAACGGAGACATCGCGGGTCTTGTTGCTCGTACCGAGTTCACGGACGAGGCTTGGTTCTCGCCCGCAGGCTTTAACCGTGGTCAGGTCAAGAATGTCGTGAAGTTGGCGTACAACCCATCTTCCGAGGCTCACCGCGATGAACTGTACACCCGTCAGGTCAACCCTGTCGTGTCGTTCCCAGGCGAAGGCGTGATCTTGTTTGGTGACAAGACCTCGCAGACTCGTCCAAGCGCATTTGATCGCATCAATGTGCGCCGCCTGTTCATCGTGCTTGAGAAGGCGATTGCCACCGCTTCGAAGTTCTTCCTGTTCGAGCAGAACGATTCGTTTACTCGCGCACAGTTCAAGAACCTTGTTGTTCCGTTCCTCAAGACGGTTCAGCAGCGGCGGGGCATCACCGATTTCAAGGTGGTGTGCGATGAAACCAACAACACAGGAGAAGTAATCGACCGCAACGAGTTCGTGGCAGACATTTTTGTAAAGCCCACTCGCAGCATCAACTTCATCCAGTTGAACTTCATTGCCACAAAGACAGGCGTAAACTTCAGCGAAGTCGGTGGCTGATCGTCTAAATAAGACTAAGGAGTAATCCATGCCAGTAGATCCTACAAACAACATTTCAGGATTTGTAAACGCCTTCGCTGGCGGTGGTGTACGCACGAATCTGTTCATGGTCACGGGAAACATCCCTGGCTATGCCAACAACCGTGCCATCTCGTTCCTGTGCAAGGCTGCACAGATTCCCGCTTCCTCGCTTGGAACCATTGAGGTTCCCTACCGTGGTCGCCGCATCAAACTGCCAGGTGATCGTACCTTCCAAGACTGGACGATCACGGTCATCTCTGATGCAAACATGAGCCTGCGTTCGGCTTTCGAATATTGGAGCGCAATCTTTAACTCTCATGTGAGCAACATCGCTTCGATAAACTTCATGCAGTCCATGCCCACTTGGTCGGTCACACAACTTCGTCGTGACGGCGAGGCTCTGCGTACCTACAACTTCATCGGGTGCTTCCCGAGCGAAGTGGGTGCGATTGATCTCTCTTACGAGAACAATGACACGATTGCAGAGTTCCCCGTGACCATCAACTACTCTTGGTGGGAGGCTGCTGCTGGTGCTGCCGTCCCCGCCACAGGAACAGGAGCCGAAAGCATTCAGTCTCTGTTGCAGGGGGCTGGTATCAATATTGGTCAGGGCTTCTGAAGCCCCTTTTGACAGGATTCTTTATTCATGGCTATCAAACTCTTTGGCTTCAAACTCTCAAAGGACGAGGGGACTTCTTCGGAGGAATCCAAGAAGTCTCTTTCCTTTGTACCGCCTGACTACGATGACGGTGCAGTTCCGATTGAGGTCGGTGGATATTTCGGAGCGGTTGTTGACTTTGACGGCACGATCAAGTCCGACATAGAACTGATCCGCAAGTACCGCGACATGGCTCTCCACCCCGAGGTGGAGTCTGCCATTTCCGATATCTGCAACGAAGCCATCGTGTATGATGACACCTTCACCACGGTAAAGATTGATACCACGAACCTGAAGCAGTCCAAGTCCATCAAGGACAAGATTGAAGCCGAGTTCGAGGAAGTGCTTGGCTTGCTTGACTTCTCGCGGCGTGGCTACGAGATTTTCCGCAAGTGGTATATTGACAGCCGCCTGTACTACCACATCATTGCGGACGAAGGCAACAAGAAGAAGGGCATCAAGGAACTCCGTCCCATTGATCCCACAAAGATCCGCAAGGTTCGCCGTATCGTCAAGAAGCCATTGGACAAGAACAACGCTGCTGGCGTTGGCATACAACTCGTCACATCGGTTGAAGAGTTCTATGTGTACAACGAGCAGCAGCCGAACTCGTCCACCCTGCAACTTGAGGGATTGAAGATTTATCCTGATTCCATCTGCTTTGTCCACAGCGGACTGTTTGATGGCTACAACAAGAAGATCATCGGCTATCTGCACAAGGCAATCAAGTCGCTGAATCAACTCCGCATGATTGAGGACGCGGTGGTGATCTACCGCATCACCCGCGCTCCCGAGCGGCGCGTGTTCTATGTGGATGTCGGAAACCTTCCGAAGCAGAAGGCAGAGGAATATGTGCGCGGCTTGATGCAGCGGTATCGCAACAAGTTGATGTACGATCCGAACACTGGCGAGGTGCAGGACTCGCGCAAGCACCTGTCCATGCTTGAGGACTTCTGGATGCCACGGCGCGAAGGCGGTCGCGGCACGGAGATTCAAACGCTTGAGGCAGGACAGAACCTGTCCGAGATGGAAGATGTAAAGTACTTTCAGAAGAAACTGTTCCAGTCTCTGAATGTTCCCACCTCGCGGCTTGAGGAATCCACAGGCTTCAATCTTGGCAAGGCTTCCGAGATTTCACGCGATGAGGTGAAGTTCTTCAAGTTTATTGAACGGCTACGCATGAAGTTCGCGGAACTGTTTCTTGAACTGCTGCGTGTGCAGTTGGTGATGAAGGGAGTCATCAAGGACAGCGAGTGGGACGAGATTGAAGACCGCCTTGCCTTCAAGTTTGCGAAGGACTCGCACTTCTCCGAACTGAAGGAGAGCGAGATTCTGAAGGATCGCTTGCAGAGCGCACGGGACGCAGAAGATTTCGTTGGCAAGTACTACTCCCGCGAGTGGGTTCGCAAGAAGATCCTGCGTCAGACCGAGGACGATGTAGAGCAGATTGACAAGCAGATAGCCTCTGAACAGGCTGCTGGCTTGCTCATGGCTCCTGGTCAAGACATGGGCATGGGTCAGCCTGTACCAGAGGAACCACAGGGTTCAGCCCCTTCTGCCGCTCCTGCTGAAGGTGGGGAACAGCCACAGATCACAATTGGAGAAATCGTCCCTGCGGACGAGGAAGACCTGAACGATTGAGAGGTATATCATGCTACAGTCATATGAAGAATTCAAGTCAGCCGTAACCGCCGCCCTCATGGACAAGGTTGCTCAACGAATTGAAGCAGAAAAACAGCATATTTCAAATGAACTGCTTCGTGGAGCGGCAGCGGAATCCGAAGAACAATCCCAGTCAAACGCAGATGAAAACTAAATAATCGTGTCTGTAAAAGGAGAACACATGGATACCCACAAAAAGATTGCAAAGGCACTCGTCAACAAGAGTTTTGCTGAAGCCAAGGAACTGGTCTTCAAGTCGCTGTACGCCAAGGCATCACTGGCTCTTGATGAGGCTCGTTTTGCTGTGGCTAACGCCGTGTTCAATGAAGCCAAGACCGCTCCCGACACTGGCGTTCCTGCTGGTGCAAGCAAGGACAAGATGAAGGCTGCTCGGGATACCGTGAAGAAGGCTGGCTACAAGGCTAAACTCGGCAAGGGCGTTCCCGCTGGTGCAATGAAGGAAGCCACCGAGCAGTTGGATGAAGTGTCTCCTCCCGACATGGAGAAGATGACAGGCTCCAAGAAGACGAAGGCTGCTTTCACCAAGCAGTACGGCAAGCGCGGCAAGAGCGTCATGTACGCCACCGCTTGGAAACTGCACAACAAGAAGGCGGGCAAGGACTAATGAAACTCATTACCGAAACCGTACAGGACATTAACATTCTGACCGAAGAGAAGAACGGTCAGAAGCACTACTTCATTGAAGGCGTGTTCATGCAGGCTGAAGCGAAGAATCGCAACGGTCGCGTGTACCCAATGGCTGTCATGGAGAAGGAACTTGGTCGGTATCAGAACGAATATGTGAAGACGAACCGCGCTATGGGCGAACTCGGTCACCCCGAAGGTCCGACCGTGAACCTTGAGCGCGTTTCCCACCTCATCAAGGACTTGCGCCTTGAGGGAAACGATGTGTACGGCAAAGCCAAGATCCTTGATACTCCATACGGCAAGATTGTCCGCAACCTCATTGACGAGGGCGTGAAACTGGGCGTTTCGTCCCGTGGTATGGGCAGTCTGAAGGAGCAGGACGGCGTAAATGTCGTGCAGGAAGACTTCATGCTTGCTGCGGTGGATGTGGTCGCTGATCCGTCTGCACCCAACGCTTTTGTCAACGGCATCATGGAAGGACGGGAATGGATTTGGGACGGTGGCGTTCTGAAGCCCGTGGAAGTGGAAAATTACAAGCGTATCATTGAGAAGAC